TGTACACCGAATAATCTGCGTTTTCGTTCCATCTATCGAACCAGATAGACAATGCTAAGGCACTGAATCCTATTCCTAACAAAACCCAAAAGAATGGTTCTGTTGTAAGTAAATGCCACAATACTTGTAGTCCGTCCATGTTATCATATTCATTAGGCATATGGGTTATATCCTTCTTCTCCTGGTTTTGTTTCATCTTCAGCAACTATTTGCTTAACTTCAGGTACATAATGTTTCATCATGTTTTCTACACCTCTATGTAAAGTCATTTGTGACATTCTACAACCAGAGCAACTGCCTGCCATTAATAACTTTAATATTCCTTCTTCAAAAGAAACAAACTTAATCTCGCCACCGTGGGCGGCTACATTAGGTTGTATCTTCTCTGTTAATACCTTTTTGATATTATCTATTGTTTCACTCATAAAATTTGTCCTAATAATCTATTGTCTGTAAGTGTACATACAAGATGTACTCTATCTATTTCACTACCGTTAAAAAAGTTATGATATCTTGTATTGTCTGTAATGTATCCGTTACCATTTGATGGCATATGAAACGCTGTATCTTCAATTACCATTTTACAACCTTTATTGGTTATAATAGGAATATGTAAACGCATTTCAGGATCCCTATGCCAAGATAAACAAGAACGAGGTGGTTTCATTAGAAAACGACAACGACCTAATTTAAATCTTTTGTTAATCATGTTATATACTTCTTCAACATATGACCCTTTAAATTCAGGACATAACTCTGTATATTTACTTTCTTCAATAAAAGGTAATCTCTGTTCTTCAACATTCGTAGTATCAGGCATTGTCCAATATAATCCACGAACATTACCACCTGTGATACTTCTTTCATCACCTGGTATTCGATTAATGCAAATAGCATTGAAATCAATATTGTCGGGGTTATCGGTTTTAAAACCTAGATGATGTTTAAAGTCGAGGTACTCTTTACCTAATTTATCTATATTAAGATTTAACTCTATCTCTTCGTAATACATTATATCTACAATCTCCTCATAATCTCTTATATTTATCCGAGAAGTTAAAGAGATTTCCGGCGATTTTTTTACATCACCGTACAGTAAGTAATAAAGTAGAATATAAAATAAAAGAGTATCATCACCTTTATACGAGGCCATAGTGAGTGACCATTCTTGTGTGAGTCCATTGTATTATTTAGAGAATAGGTAAACACCACCAACTAATAACAAACCTAATAATACTATAAGAGAGAGTATAAGGCAACCCTCTATTATACTTTTTCTTAATTCTCTTTTACGATATATCTCTTTCTCTCGTTGTTTTCTTAACTTGCGTCTTAACTCAATCATCTCATTGTAGATAGTAGGACCATATGCGTAGGTAATCAAAGTACGCAACTCTTTTTCTTGTTCTTGTATCTTTTGCCTATTCATTGTGATGTCTAACGCCATTTGTTCTATACTACCTTTCATTAGTAGTTTAGAAATACCGCCTGTGTTATTCACCTCTTGTTCGGCATAATTAAAGTCTGATACTGCACCGTACCAACGAGAAAGAGATTTAGACATAGTATCTAAATCATTACCGAAAGCAATGCCTTTTTTGATAAGATTGAATGCTGTTGTGGCCGTCGCCACCGCTGTGATAGGGTCTAACATGTAATAAGTGTCCTCTGATAAATGTTCATATCAAAATCACTTAAAGGTACCTTGGAGGTCTCCTCTGGAGTTCCAACACCACTATGTATAAAAACTTGGAATTAGAGAATTATATCCAAGGAAATTTCCACATAGAAAGTTATGTAAAGAATTCAACTCCAAGGTATAGAAGAATTAACCAACCTATTCCTTTTAACATAAAAAAAGTGAGTAGACCTACGCCTGCTCTTTTAGCCATTGATTTGGCCTTATCGTGAAATTTGTTCATAATAGTAGTATATATCATTTTAAAGATGGTGGCAAGCTTTTTTTACCTCCAGGTTATTTCTATAGGATGTTATTGCATTTATAGTTTAACTTTTATATGGCCATTCCGATAAGCGTTTTCCATATGGAGGTTTATGGATTCAAGTCTATTCTCTTACCTCTGTGTGTGACATTGCCTGTTGTATTCGAAGTCTTATTCCCATTCACACTCTCTGTTTTATTACCTGATACGGCCAATGTATAGTTACCACCTACCTTGACATTGTAATCACCACCACTATTGACATTGATTTTGCCTTGGTTGGTCACTAGATTAATATTGCCTGTATCTACTTGTATATTCACATTCGCATTAGGACCTACTTGTATATCGTAGTTATTACCACTCTGACCATTCTTATTAATGTATAACTTATGACGGCCATTAATGGTAATGTCGGAGTTTCCATCAATTTGTGCTTGCCTTTTGCCTGATAATATAGTATAATGGTCACCTACAATTAAATCGGTTCTATTGCCACCGTTGTCTATCTCATATGATGTACCACTCGTATGTCTCTCATGGATACGATAATGGTTGACACGGTCTCCATTTTCTGTTATAATAAAGCTATCGTCATACTCTCGTATATGGCCGCTCTCACTCTCGTATACATGATTGTACGGATACACGGCCTGATAAGGTATAACAGGTTGGTCCCATAAGTCGCCGTCTGACGCACTTATACTCGAACCATCGGCCGCCGAAGTGGAATTAAAATCTGCGGTGGCTAAGACTGTCCTACGACTTTCTTTCCTCGCCGTTAAACTGGCCGCCTCCATATTCACATCATTCCGAGCAAGTCTATTTACATCACTTTCATTAATCTCCCGAGGATAAACACTTTTCTCCTCATCATTCTCCCTAGGATTCGGGTCATAAAAACCCCTAGAGGGATTACCATATTCAATCGGATGGCCAGGTAAAACTCCCATTATCACGGCCTCTTGCATATCTTCGCCATCTCTAAAGTAGCCGTATACCCAACTGCCTTCCACAACAAAACTCGGTGACTGGCCTAGACCAGAAATACCACATTCACTAGAGGCCATAGAACAAAACGCCCACGGTAAATCTGCCGTTGGCAACTCTGTCTTATCCTCTGTATGAACACCGAGACATCTTACTCGAAGACGGCCAAGTTTCATTGGGTCATGTCGGTCTTCGCATACACCAACGAAGTGTATAAACCCATTTCTTCCTAAAAAATTCTTATCGTATGCCATTGTTTTTACCGATATATGTTTCCTTTTAAAGCGCTAGCCATACGCATTAATTTGCCATTTACTGTTTTTGTACGCACTCTTATCCACTTACTTATACCATACAGGTGGCTCTTACCTGGTATAGTGTTTCCTCTACGCATTTCGTGTGAGATTGGCCGTTTCAAAGCATTACGCTGTTTGTATCTCATCTCCTCACATATACTCGCAATATGTCCTAACATGGTCTCCTTGTTGTTCTCCTGTCGTCTAATTGACATAATATTACACATAATACTCTTTTACACCACTCTCATATGGCCATATAACACCTCGGAAGCGTCGGAAACTCCAAGATTATGTAAGGTTCTCTAATAAGTCTCCGGATAGTATGTTCCTATCCTCTTTATAGATATCATATACTCCGTCATTGGCCGTATTAGTGATATTTGTATCTAATTCTCTTACATATGGTGTTCTCACGGCATCCTTCATACATTTTAATACCATTTCATATCTTCCGGCGTCCACATTGATAACATGTTTAATTGCCATTATCATATATCTTCCGCCGTATTGTGGATTACTCTCTTGTTTTTCATCTCCTAACGGTCTCATCAACGGTAAATCAAAGGTCACCACATCACCACAATTGATTAGACTGTTACCAAATACTAATAGATTTAGATTAATATTTCTCATTTGTATTCTTTTTGATATCTGGTCTTGTAAGTCAAATGCACCCACAGTCTCATAATCGTTATGTAATTTAGATGATGAACCGATTGTCATACATTTAGCACTACTAAACTGACTTAAATCTTTATTTGTGTCCTCATATTTGGCAAATGGTATAGTTGTATTATCACTTGCCTTATTACCTTCTTCATGTTCAGTATGAAAATAATCACCAAATGACTTTGCGTAATCATATTCTTGACTATTAAATGTCTTATAGAACATATCATGCACGGTCAATTTATTACCATACATGCCTTCTCGTATATTAAATAGTGTGTCAACAGGTCT